AGTGAAAACCAGCAAAGACCTTTGCCTGCCCGCACTCGGTCGTTTGTGCGGAACTAAAGCCGATGTTCAAGGGAACCTCCGTGGCGTTTCATTGCCGAAGCGCTACAGGCTAAAGATTTTGGCTACACCGTTATCCCACTGCGCAGTAATGTCGCCACTGTTGGGGACAATCGGCAGGCCGGTTGCGGTATCGCCAAAGAACAGCAAACGGCTGGTCGCCTCGTCACCGCTATCGAGGTACAGCACGCACGCCTCAACCGACGCGCCAGCCACGCCGGCAAAGACCGCATCGTCCGCGTCGAATACCCCTTTAGTGATACTTTTGTTGGTCAGCGTAACCGCATTGCCTACCCGCGCCGCAGCGGGGATTTTCGACAGGAAGTCGTCTTCGGTTATATCGGGCGTGTAAGCATCGACATCGACCAGTTGCGCCTTAACGGTCGCCGTTAATAGATTGATTTTGCCTTCCAGTAAGTCTTGTTTAGCTAAGTGGTACAGGGAATTAGCCATAAGATTATCTCCAGTCGGAATTGATGCGCACCACATGCCGCTTGCCTTCATGGCGGGCGGCGCGGGTTGGCGTGGTCAGGGGTTGCCCAAAGTGTTGTTCAAAAGCGGCCAGATGGCGAAGGGACAGTTCCTTATCGCCCGCGTCACTGTCGCGCAAGGCAAAGGCGCGGTGCGCCGCGTAGCTCAAAAGGTGCGGGTGCAGCGCAGCGGGGATGTCCGGCTCGTCGGCATCATCCAAAAGCGGCGCGGGCAGGCGTGCGTAACGGATATGCAGCGTGCCGTCCTCCGCCGGTTTCGGGTACAGCGTTAATGTCCCTTCGCCGCCGTGGTGGATGCTGTCAAATACATACGCGCAAGGATGACCGCTTCGGCTGTGCCAAGCGGGCACGCCCTCCAAATCGGCCAGCGCTACTTTAGACAGGCGCGGGCGGTCATCGACATGCGCGTTCAATATCGAAAGCGCCGAGGGCGGCAAGGTATAGAGCGCTACGCCTTTAGTGACCGGCGCGGTGAAACGGTCGTGGATGCAATGGCTGCGCAGCGCCGCCTCGCTACAGGCTTCGTTAATAAAGCGGTCAAGCTGCACGTTCTGCCACAGATGAGGGATAGCCCCATCGTCCAAGTATTCATAGCGCAACGTGCCGCGCAACGTCTGCAGATCCATCAGCTATCGGCCTTGTCTTCGCTTGGCGCGACCGGCGGCTTGCTTAGCGGCTTGGGACTGCGAGCCGGTTTTAGCGGTTCGGCTTCGGCTTGAGCCATAAACGCGCGGCAATCGGCAGCCACCGCCGCTTGGTGAAAGCGCGGGTGCAGCAGCGTACCTTTTTTACCGTCAACCGGGTCAACCTCGTAGACCTGCGCGGCATGGCCGGAAAGGGTAGCGACATGGGTTTGGCTGTCGCCTTCTTTGGGCAGATAGCGAAAAATCGTTTTATCGGATGGCATGGGTTTACTCCGTATCCGTGGTGGAATACGGGCAAGGGTTTGTCCCCGAAGCGAAGGGCGCAAGGGGTTAGGGCAAGAAAATGCCCCCAAACAGGCAGGTGCAAGCGGTGGATTAGCCAGCGGAGCAAGCGCGGCTGGCGAGCAATAGAAAAAGACCCAAACCCACCGCTTTAAGGAAGAATGCCGCGCCGCCCGCCAATCGGTAAAGGGCGCTGGGATTTTCGCTTTTGTCCACGTCTTCACCTGTGCGGGTGATGCGTATCGAAAAATCGTTTGGTTTTCCCAAGTCTTTATTGCTAAGGCTCATTGCCAGCACCCGCGCACAACATGAATAAATGCGGCCAACGCCAAACCGGCAATGCTCCAAGCCGCTATTTTCGCCGCTTGAGCGAGCTTGTGGCCGATAACGGCGGCATCTTGCGGGGACATCCGCCCGAATAAGCGCAGCGCTACCACCAGCGGGCAGCCGTTACCAGCGATGCAGCGGCAAATAGGCCCGCGACAACAATACAGCCCCAAAATAGCCTTCTAACGCATTTGGCCTGTTCCAATTCTTGCAACACGTCGGCTAATCCTCTAAAGTCGATTTTGTCCATTCGTCCTTGCCTCTGTAATGGATACTCCAAACCCCGCCTGTTTGCAGCAAGCGGGGTTTTGTCTTTTGGGCGTTACAGCCCTTGGGTAAAGTCCGCGCGGTTGACTTGCGTGTACCACAGGTGGATACGCGCCTTGCCCGCCGTGGGCGTGCCGTTTGGGAAGGTCAGCCTTAGCCGTTCGGTTTTTTGGGTAAGAAAACCGGTGACGGTTAAATCCTTTTTGCCCACTGCGTTTAGCGCAAGGTCATTGCCGTAGCGGTTAGCCGAGGCGCTGTCGCCGACCTTGACGTTCGCCGCGCCGCCAGCAAAGACTTTGTCGATAGCGACAAAGCCGCCTAAAATCACGCTGCCCGCTGGTAGCTCAATGCTTTCGCGCACGCCACCGCTGCCCACATCCTTGTAATCAAAAAACACATCCACCGCCGTCAAGCCGTGGCGTTCGTTGGTTTGTAAACTCATGGGATTTCTCCTGCTTAAAAAGGCACTGGCCGGTCGCCCAGCCAGTCGGTGACAAGCGCTTACGGCTGCGCGTGGTCAATGGCGAGCACGCCAAAGTCCTGCACGCTCTTGTCGTAGAGGGAATGGAACTTGGGTTTTAAGAAGCCAAACTGCTTGCCCACGCAGATACCGCCGCGATTGTCGTAGTCAAAGCGTTTTTCCACCCAAGTTGGCGCGGTCAAATCCACCGTAGCCAGCGCTTGAGCGCCGCACAGCAGCGTGCGCGTGCCGTTGACATCGCCCGCACCGCCCCATTTTTCGCCGGAAGGTGCGCCTTGCGTACCGAACACACGGCGGTCTTCATGGATAACCGCGCCGTCCACCGTGACAATGCCGCCGGTAAAGAACGGCGAGTTAAAGCCTTCCTTAGCCGCTGCCCCGCCGGTTACCGCGCGGATATAGTCATCGTCTTTTTTAAGCTGCGCGAGCGTCCCCGGCTGAACCAGCAGCACGTAAAACTCCTTGCCGCCTTTGCGCAGCGGCTTGATGTAATGCGTCTTGGCGTAAGCGACCGCATCGACAATCATCCGGTAGTTGGGAATATCGGTCGGCGTGATGGCCGCCGTACTACCGGCTTGCATCTGGTTGCCGTCCCAGCGCAGATGGCGCTTATCCGAAGGCGCGGACACTTGGCCTGCAAACGCAAGCGCGGTGAAGGCAGGGTCAGTGCGCAGCGAGCCGTCCAGGTTCATGTGATAGCTAATGCCGGACAAGGTCAGTAGCGCCAATTGGTCATAGCGGTCAGCCAACCAGTAGGTGAGATTGTTTTTCGCCTGCTGGCGGAAATTCACCACGGTCTTTTGTTCAGACAGTGCGCCTTGGCTAATCACCGAGTGCGAGAGGCTGTCAATAACAATCTCTTGCGCGTGGTTTTGCATGGCTTCTTCAAAGCCTTCACGCTGATTGTCACCGGTCACACCGTCGCGCACGAGGTCAGCGACCAATTGGATAACCGCGCGGTCGCCTTTGGTTTCGCGGGTGAGCGCGGTGATGCGCTGTATCATTGCGGTATCGCCGCTGCCGGTAAAGCGTGCGGTGAACTGGTTATCGCGCAGCGCCTTCCAGATGTCGCGGCTCCAGACCTGCACCTGCGCTTCTTTCAGCGCGGCAAAGTTAGTCATCGCCATAGTGGCTTTCTCCTAAAGGATAAGAAGTCGATAAAAAGGTTTCATCCCGTTGTATCGCCACCGGTAAGCGGAAACACGCCGGTTTAAGCGAGGCGAGAACGCTGGCCTTTAACGCCTGCCACGGCGGCAACAGGTTTTGCTAAGGCGCACCCGAAAGCGCCCCGCCTTTAACGCTGGCGGCCAAGCGGAAACGCTGTACTCAGCGAGCGAGCGGTTTTGCACCGCGATAAGCGCCTGTTTATGTCCCCGAACGGGGCATGCAAGCGGTTAAGGCAAGATTTTTTCCCAAGGCAGCGTGGCGCTTAAGGCGGCAAGACCAAAGAGAAAGCCGATGCTGGCGAGCACCAGAAAACGCCATGCGGGTAATTTCTTTGAGACTTTCATAAGCTCAGCCAATCCTGTAAAGTTCATATTGACCCCTTGCCTCTATCAAGCGGTTAGTTTTTTAAACCCCTGTCAGTTGGTCGCTGTCAGGGGTTTTGCTTTTTTCAGTACCGCCTGAATATGTCCCCGAACGGGGCATGCAAGATTTTTTTGTGCTTTTTTAACGGATAGCGCTTGCCTTGCCCCGTTTAGGGACAAAGCCTTGGCGTTATGGAACTTGCCTTTGGACAATGGCCGCTTGGCCTTGATAACCGGAGCGACCCGCGCCGCTTAAATCCGGCGGCGCTTTCGGCTGCGCAAGACGTACTGATTGAAGACGGCGGGCGCGTGCACAGTGCGCCGCATCCGGCGCTGGCACTCGCCGCTGCCGGTTTAACCGCGCTGTGGACTTCTTCGGCGGGGCAAAGCGTCGCGCTTGCTGGCAATACCCTTAACCGTATCGACGGCCAAACCCTAATCCCTGTAGGGGAATATGTCTATGTTTGATAAAAGTCGATAGTTTGTGATTTTTTATGTAAGTTACTGATTTTTAATTATTACTACTTGTCTATTTTTGATTTTTC